TTGTTTGGATGATTAGCTAAAATATTCATTTGTTCGATCCACATTTCAGCATACTTGTTTTCTGCTATAAATTGACCGTCTTTGTCAACAGAATACTTTACTTTACCATTTAGGTTTGGTCCTCCAAAGATTTGCATCATACCGTCAAAGTGTCCTGTTCCACCAAAAAGAATTGACTCAGGATCTACAAGATCTGGTCTACTCATTGCAACATAACGTGCAGTGTTCTTACATGGATATAATGGACTTCTAAAGTTTTGATGTTCTTTAAAATACTTTTCTAGAATTTTTGCAAATTCCATCATGGTATATGGTCTCTCTAGATTCTCTAAAACATGAGCCATTTCTTTGGCTGCTTTTTTAGGTCCTTCTAATAACCAATCTTTAACTTGTGTACCTTTAGGATAATAGATTTGAAATAGATCATTACGTGCATGTCTGTTTTCAACAAAGTGTTCTCTTGTTTTTTCTTCACCTTCATTAATCAACCTCATGATAGTTCCCCAATGTTCATTGCTGAATGAGAATACTATAGTGTAATAAAGAAGCTTTTCTAGATCTGTTTCATTTTGCATCATATAACAATATGGATGCTCATGCCAATGCAATCTGTGGGAAAATATTTGATAATCTTCTGATAATAATTTATCTTGTCTCTTATCGAATGCATGGCAGAATTCAAAGAATTTATCAAAACGTTGTTCTTGAGTCCAATCTTTCATCCAGCTTTCCTTAGGTTTACCATTATGCATGATAATATCTGAAGTGCCTTCATATGAAATATTAGTGTAAACCATATTAGTATCGTCTTCAAATTCAAATAACTTATTTTGAATTATACTGGATGTGTTTTTCTTTTTAGGTTCAATATCACATTGAGGTTCTCTTACTACTTGTTGGTCGTTAATCATAGTTTACTTACCATTTTTTTATAATCTTCTACTGAAACCCCAGCAGCTTGTAATATTTTGTCATCTGATGGAAACGAAGTCATGCCATTGAAAGTCTCTACAAGACCTAAATCTAACATTGCTTTTTGTCTGCCAAATGGATGATCGTTTATTGATGAAGAGTTCCACAAAGTGTCCATGTTAATGTGGGCATAGTCTGCTCCTGGTCTTAAGTAGTTTTCGATCCATCTAATATAATCACAGGCCACATCTTCTGCATTATATGGCAGCGATCCTGTGTCTTCATAGATCTTATTCATAACAGAATCTAAGAATTCTTCACTTTTCTTGCCTCCACCTGAAACTGGATCTGCCAAATACCCAATACATTCTACTGCATTTGTTCCATAATAAAACATAGATTCTCTGTTCATGTATTCTGGAAACCAATCGGCAACATCTGCAATTACTGCAGCGTATTGAAATCTATAAGCTCTTAAACCATTATCAGCGTTCCACTTAAACATCCAATCACCAAGTTGTCTTAAATCTTTTTTATCACCTGTTGTTAGATATGTTGCCATATCTCTAGCTAAACGTGGTGCATATTCACATAAGAAATAATCTCCGCCTCGTTTGTAAACATATTCAGGTTTTTTAAACGATGACATACCTACAAAACTATCTTCATCTGAAGTTGGTGTAGGTGGTTTTGGAAATGCTGGAAATTGATAACCAACTGATGTGTAAAATGGTGTTGGATGATACTTAACTTTCTCACACATTTCTTCAATAGTATTGCAATCATGTAAAGATGGCAAAATTGTATTGTGATAACCAGAAGGTTTGGTTGCATAATTAATTGCAGATCCACAAACTCTATGTAATATAAACACATAAAGCCACTCTTCTAATCCAAATACTTTTTGTTTGTTTGTCCAATTATTTGCAATCTCAAATCTTTGTGGTGTGTAAAGTCCTGCATCCATGCGAGACCAATATGGATGATCTTCTGACCAACCATAAAAACAATCATTGATGATTGCCGAGAATCCTGCAAATTTACGTTCTACTACATCATATAATTCAATATGGTGCATTAGTTCGTCATTTACATCACTCTCATGATGAGGAATATGACCTAAGTTACTGCGTTCTTGTTGTTTAAGAGCAAGATCATAATATCTTAGGAATTCTTCATAATATCTGGTAGTTTTTATCTGCATATTATTTAATTACTTTCCAGTTAAATGGATCTCTGTTTCTTTGATATTGCAACATAGACCATTCTACTTCATTTGTTTTAATTTCTAATATCTCTATCGTACCATTGATGTACGTTATTTCTATTTTATATGTTTCATCTTTCTTTTCCATTTTAAAAAAGTGCAAGTGTTTGTTTAATTAGTTTTTTGTTAGGTTCATTCTTAGCAACATCCCATCTGTAAAATTCACGGGCAATGTGTACTGATTTTGGTTTTTCCATAACATCAAACGTCAATTCATTAAGTGCATTAAAATACACTTCTGGATGTTTATATGCTTTCCATCCATTTCTTTGACACATATCATCGATAGATGAATTAATTTCTTTAACTAAAGCATTGCGTTCTGACCAAGTGCCAGTGTATGGTGTTCCTTTATAGTAACCAGTTTTAGGCAATACTCTTGATTCGTTTTCAATAGGCAAACAATGTACTACTTCAATATTAGTAACACCACGTTCTTGTAGTTTCAATAATTCTTGCTCATATTTAATCATAAGATTTTTAACAGAAGCCGAAGGATTATCTTGTCTCATTAAATGATGTCTCACATCAATGTTACCCATATAAACTCTAAGATCTGTAATCCATGGGTATACATATGTGTCTAATCCTCGTTTAAGTGCACCGTGCATAGTCAAACCATCATGACGCTGAGTCATGTAACCTGGCGTATATTGACTAAATGAGTGACTATCGCCAAAACAAAGTTTTTCTGTTTTGGTAATGTGATCAATTTTTGGAATATCGTTTGCACATATTTGTCTTATAGATTCAATATCTGGTTCGATGGATTTAAATAAGTCTGTTCCAGTTTTAAGTCTCTGTTCGATAAGCGTGGCAATACATGGCATATCATGATGCAAACTATACATTTGTACACCACTTTTAATACGAATTAATTGGTGATACAAATCATCGTTCGCACCACCAAAAATATTAAAAGTACCTTTGAATTCCATACCATGTTCGATAAGAATACAATCGTAGTCTTGCCATTTGGTTTCGGTATCTGTAATGACATCGACTCTCTCAAATCCTAAGTTAGTTATTTGATTAGCTAAATGAAACGCCCAACCACTTTTGTGTGAGCTTTCCTTTGGACTTAATTTACCAACTAAGGCTGCAATCGCTATACGAGATGACTTATCGGTAACATAGTCTGTTAAGTACTTAAATTCTGACATATGATATTATTTAATGGGATCTTCTGATTCACCGTAACCGTGTTTTTCAACATAGTTGTCAAGAGCACCTAAGTATGCAACTGCATCTAATAGATTGTCTTGTTTATAATTATATGAATGACGACTTAATTTAAGTGCAACTAAAGCTGCATACATATCAGATCCATTCATTTCTTTACCAGTCATGCCATTAAAAATCATTGCAGCTCTACGCATACCTTCTTCGAAAGGTCCATACATGCGTTCTTTTTCTTCTGATCGTTCGTTAACAATTTTGTTAGCTTCTTCTAAAATATTAGTTTTGTTCATATGAAGTGTTTATTATTATATGTATTAGCCTTAATTTGTTTCGTTTTGTTTTAATAAAGTTGAGCAAATACTGCTTCATTAACAAATTGACTATCTTCATTTAAGATGTCTAACTCTTCTTCGGTCATTTCACGACCATCGTAATCTGCTGATTCAATATATGCATCACAGAAATCTCCATAATCTTCCATGTCAATTCCTCCAACGAATACGTTGTCAATCTTACTGTAATCTAATTCTATCTTTGTCATAATGTGTTTGTTTTAATTATACAGCTAATATACGAATAATAATTGACATAAAAAAGTTTACTTGCGAACATTTTTAGCCTTTCTTGCTAATCTCTTGGCTTTCAATCTCTTAAAAAACCCAAGTTTTTTCTTGGGTTTCTTTGTCTCTTTAATACTTACTTCAGTTACTATTTGCTTTGGTACGATAATTTGATCCTTTTGGCAACTAGTAAACACTAATGTTAGCAAAATTATTAATATCTTGATCATTGTCTAAACTATTTGGGTAATATAATAGGGTTGGATTCTTCTTTTGAATGTCTAAGTCTGGATAAGCCTCTTTAAACTTCATCACATCAAACTTCTTAGTGATTAAGTGGTGTCCATTCTTGGTTGGGATAACTGCTTCGATCTTTGATCCAAAAGGTTTACATTTATGATCAATATGAGCCATCATCAATGGACTTGCTTCCATCATATCATCTACATCAATGATCCATCTCTTCTCTTGAGTTTTGATTTGACCAACAACTGAGTCGAATAGACCCTTTTGGTTATTATTGCCATCTTGAATTCTTTGAGCCAATGCAACCATCATGTTAAGTGATACATCAAAGTGATTCTGTTTTTGTACATGAATATAAGCACGTGCTTTAAACATTTCACATAATTGAATAATCTCATCCCATCTACGTTCTAAATGGTCGATACTTTCAATACAATAAGTCTTAATAGTTCTTACCGATTGATGATTATCTCGTTCGCCTTCGGGCTGATCTTTCTTACGTTTAAAAACATAAAGCATGTAAAAGTCACCCTTCTTTTCGAAGTTCAATAATGGTCTAATTAATTCTAAATTGTTTATCATAATTTTATTTTTTAAAGGTTGGCATTAACCACATTCCATCTTTGAAGATCAGTTCTAAAAAACCTGGAATAATAGCATCTACATCCATTAGAAGTCTAAAACTTCTAACAGTATCAAATCTCATCATTTTTTCAATCTCGTCTCTGATTCTTTGGCTACTTACAGTCAACTCTAATTTCTTTAAGATTCCTGGTTGCTGAATAGCTTCCCAAATATCCAT